ATGGCAAAAACTAACATTTCTCCTGGAATGCAACAGTATCTGGACATCAAAAAAGATTATCCAGATGCTTTTTTGCTTTTTAGGATGGGTGACTTTTATGAATTATTTTACGAGGACGCTGTCAAAGCAGCACAACTCTTAGAAATTGGTTTGACCAGTCGCAACAAGAATGCGGAAAATCCAATTCCCATGGCAGGCGTGCCACATCATTCTGCCCAACAATACATTGATGTGTTAATTGAGTTGGGTTACAAGGTTGCTGTCGCAGAACAAATGGAAGACCCAAAGCAAGCTGTTGGGGTGGTGAAGCGTGAGGTCGTTCAAGTCATAACTCCTGGAACGGTTGTGGATTCAGCTAAGCCAGATAGTGCCAATAACTTTTTGGTAGCTGTTGACTTTGATGGTTGCCGTTATGGATTGGCTTATATGGATGTATCCACAGGTGAATTTTGCGTGACAGATTTGGCGGACTTTACGAGTGTTCGTAGCGAAATCCAAAACCTCAAGGCAAAAGAAGTCTTACTAGGTTTTGATTTATCTGAAGAAGAACAGATGATTTTGGTCAAGCAGATGAATTTGCTGCTTTCTTATGAAGAAACGGTCTATGAAGATAAATCTTTAATTGACGGCCAATTGACAACGGTAGAACTCACAGCGGCAGGAAAACTCTTGCAATACGTTCACAAAACACAAATGCGAGAACTCAGCCACTTGCAAGCCTTGGTTCACTATGAGATCAAGGATTATTTGCAGATGTCGTATGCCACTAAGTCAAGTTTAGATTTGGTAGAAAATGCTAGGACTAATAAAAAACATGGAAGTCTGTATTGGCTTTTAGATGAAACCAAGACAGCTATGGGGATGAGGCTTTTGCGCTCATGGATTGATCGACCTTTGGTTTCTAAAGAAGCTATTTTAGAGCGTCAAGAAATTATTCAAGTTTTTCTGAATGCTTTTATTGAGCGAACCGATTTAAGCAATAGTTTAAAAGGTGTTTACGACATCGAACGCTTATCTAGTCGCGTGTCTTTTGGCAAGGCAAATCCGAAAGATTTACTTCAATTGGGGCATACCTTAGCCCAAGTGCCTTATATCAAAGCTATCTTAGAGTCTTTTAACAGTCCTTGTGTTGACAAACTTGTCAATGATATTGACAGTTTGCCTGAGTTGGAATACTTGATTAGAACAGCCATTGATCCAGATGCACCAGCAACTATTAGTGAAGGCAGTATTATTCGTACTGGTTTTGATGAGCGCTTGGACCATTATCGTAAAGTGATGCGAGAAGGAACAGGCTGGATTGCGGATATTGAGGCCAAAGAGCGTCAAGCAAGCGGCATTAATAATCTAAAAATTGATTACAATAAAAAAGATGGATATTATTTCCACGTTACGACTTCAAATCTTAGCTTAGTGCCTGAGCATTTTTTCAGAAAGGCAACTTTAAAAAATTCTGAACGTTATGGAACAGCAGAATTGGCTAAGATTGAAGGTCAGATGTTAGAGGCTAGGGAAGAGTCATCTAGTTTAGAATACGATATTTTTATGTGTATTCGAGCTCAAGTTGAAACCTATATTAATCGTTTACAGAAACTGGCTAAAACTTTGGCAACGGTGGATGTTTTGCAAAGTTTAGCAGTCGTTGCTGAAACCAATCATTATATCCGGCCGCAGTTCAATGATAATCATGTGATTACAATTCAAGAAGGTCGTCACGCGGTTGTTGAAAAGGTTATGGGAGTGCAGGAATACATTCCCAATAGTATCTCTTTTGACCAACAGACCAGTATTCAGCTGATTACAGGTCCAAATATGAGTGGAAAGTCGACTTATATGAGACAGCTGGCCTTAACGGTTATCATGGCCCAGATGGGTTCATTTGTGGCTGCTGACCATGTTGATTTACCTTTATTTGATGCGATTTTTACGCGTATTGGGGCTGCTGATGATTTGATTTCTGGGCAATCAACCTTTATGGTGGAGATGATGGAAGCAAACCAAGCAATCAAACGCGCAAGTGACAACTCTCTTATTCTATTTGATGAACTGGGACGAGGTACGGCAACTTATGATGGTATGGCTTTAGCCCAGGCAATTATTGAATATATCCATGATAGAGTTGGTGCTAAGACCATATTTGCAACGCATTATCATGAATTGACAGACTTGTCAACTAAGTTGACAAGTCTAGTCAATGTTCATGTAGCAACGCTTGAAAAAGATGGCGATGTTACCTTCCTTCATAAGGTTGCTGAGGGACCGGCGGATAAATCTTACGGTATTCATGTGGCAAAAATAGCAGGACTGCCAAAATCCCTATTAAAGAGAGCAGACGAAGTTCTGACCCGTTTAGAAACACAGTCACGATCTACTGAGATAATATCAGTCCCTTCACAAGTTGAGTCAAGCAGCGCTGTTAGACAGGGGCAATTATCCCTTATTGGTGATGAAGAGAAAGCTCATGAGATTAGGCAAGCACTGGAAGCTATTGATGTCATGAACATGACCCCGCTTCAAGCAATGACAACCCTTTACGAATTGAAAAAGTTGTTATAGTCTTTCAGCTGAAAATGAAAAAGATGCCTTCAATATAGAAAGCATCTTTTTGTTCTGTCAAAAACGGTCCGAGACCTTCGGCTATTTATTAAGTGTGTTATAATAGTCCATAAGAATGCGAGGAAATTATGACAAACATTATTGGACTTGGAGTGGCAGACTTTACAGGGTATTGACAGTCCTTAAGCATTGTTATGACTGTGTTTTTGAAAAAAATATAGGTTTTAAGTTTCCTTAGACTTCCCTCAAAAGTCCACAAAAAGGTGAACAAAAAAAGACCTTTACAGGTCCTTTACACAATGAGTTCAGCAGGCAAGAACTAGCGTGGTTTAAATACTACGCTTTTTAGTTTGCCTTATGGTTTATTATAGCATGATTAGTGTCATTGAGGAAAAAACTACCCTCTCAACCAGTCTTTAAAGTTCCACCATTGGTCTTGGAAGCTGTCACCTACACGTTGGTACCAGGTTTTATTCGCTTCTTCTTGTTGCTGTTGTTTAAATGATTTTAACGCATCATCTTCTTGGTCTCGTTTCTCAAGTTCCTCTTCAATTTTTTTGATTTCTTCATCATATTCCTTATCTTCTTTTATAGATAAGGAGTCTCTATAAAAAGCAGAGCCGGCATAAAAGCCATCATCTCCTGTGAATGAGAAGGTCAATCTTTCTCCTTTTTTTAAAGGAGAATCTTTTAAGCTAATAGTGTAAGGAGTGTTATCGTAGTATTGTCGATAGGGATCAGTCATGTAAGAGGGGCGACTGTTCGTCGTGGGAAGATCAGGTTGTTCAGCTAAAGTTCCCCAGTTTTTGCTATAAGGATCAGTGTTTCTGTAAAGTCTCACCCACCAACCTTTAGGTATATAAACTTTTACCTCTTTATCTCCAACAAAAAAATTTGACACAGTGACTTCTGGTACTTTTTGCTGCGGTCCGTCAAGTATAAATTTATTTTGTGTAGTCTCCTCATCCGCTCTAACGCTCACAGCACACATTGATAGACATAAGGTAGCTAAAACTAATTTCTTTTTCACTATATTTTATTTTCCTTAAAATTAAATATTGACCTCCATAATAACAGCTAATTAGTCAAAAAATTCATTCTATTTTTTGTGATTTAATAATATTTTGGTCTTATAAATAGGGATTTTGAACGATTATGAAACATTGAAGTTTGATTGTTTTACTTTAGATATTAGAACCAACTAAATTAGAGCTATATTAATATTTATTTTGTGTCATAAGCGAACATTATTTTTTAGCGCCCCGTCCCTGTAAAATTCCACAAACTCAAGCAAAGCTCGTTTCTTAGTCTCATAATACCAACTTTGACTTCTGTTAAGTTCTTCCATAATGTCTTGTTGAGTTTTTTCCTCACTGATCAAGTAACACTCAATTAGTATTTGTCTATATTCTACTTTAGACAGTTGATTAATGGCATACCTAATAGCGTCTAGTTCCTCTAGGGCGCATTCTCGGCTTATTTCAAGGTGTTTTCTGCGCGTAGGATGGTAATCTATATCAAACTGGTAAAGCTCGGTATAAGTTAAATCAAGGCTATTAGCGATACGTTGCCATCTATGGAATTCTTTCAGCTTACGAATAGCGTTCTTCTTGCTCATCTAACACCTCTAAAGCTTCTCTATGTAGTTTGAACACAGTGTTTCTTGAGTAACCTAGTTTATCGAGTATCTCGTCCCATGATAAGTCATCCACGTATCTAGCCTTAATAACAGCTATCTGTCTCTCATCTTGGAGTGTGGCGATCATGGCTAGTCTCTTATCACGTTCTTTAGCTAAATATAAGAGTTGTTTAGCTGTACCTTTTTCGATATATCTTATTGCTTCAGGATTATGAAAAGCATTTATCAGCTTGATGTCTTTATCTCGTTGTTCCTCAAATAAGGTTATTAAAGCGAAAAGTGGTTTCAATTCTTTAAGTTGTTCTTTAGCGCTCATGGTCTTTTCTCCTGGTTATGGTATAATTTATTTAAGCTTAAATTTAACCAAGGGGCGTTCCGTGTGGACGTCTTTTTGTTTTGTTCATTTTGTAAACTAGATATTTTTTGTAGTACTTCGCTTTTGGCTTCTAAAATCGTTTCTAAGCACTTTTTAGAGTTTATAGTATAAATCATCAACTTAGTAGCTAGAAGCGCTAAAACAATGTTTTATTTTAGTCTTAGATGGTTATTCTTTGTGGCAGGGTTATGGGCTAAAATGAGATGTCAAATCCTTTCATATCAAGTTTTTAATCTTCGGTGAAAATTTCAAAAAGGGAATTTTTTGCACGGAAAAGGGCGCGTTCTTAAGTTTCCGAACAATATAGCCCCGTTTAAAAATGAAGGGGGTAGTTTCCGAATATTATAGCCAGTACCTGTCACCCTTATCCATATAGTAATGAAATCTTCTCCAGTGATAGAGGTATTTGGTTAATCTCATGTACTTTGGACGTTTAGGAAAGTCATCACGACTATAATATCCATGAATGTGTCTTGCTTCTGGATTTACTTTCAAACACTCTTTAAAGGCTAATTGCCAGTAGTAGCAACAGTCTGTCTTGCTTCGATTGAGTGTGGCTTGATGAACCTTCTGACAAGAACCACAAGCAAAGGCATGAGAAGCCTTAAATAATTTCCGACAACGTCTCTCACAGTCAGGACACACGAAAAAGTAACGTTTACCACCATAAGTTCCTGGAATCGTTTCAAGCAATAGGCCTTGACCATTGTAGTGAATCACTAGCCCATCTAGGTCTATGCGGATAGCTTGGTCACCTATTGATCCTGTAACTCTTGTCTTCCCCTGTATCTTCATTGGTTTAATGATATTTTCAATAGATAGTTTTAACATTCTTTCTCCTTAAAACTCAAACAACCCAAAACTATTGGTAAAACGACAAGAAAGAGGGAAAAACCTCTGAATGTCTATTTAACGAGTAACTGATCTTCAACAACCATATCATACAAATGGTTAAAGGCTTGACTGATAGACTCAAGGATGGCCCCTAAGTCTTCTGGTGTCATCTCTTTATAATTCATAGAGAGGTGTTCAGCCAGTTGGTTGTGATCGGAGATGAAGGCTATAAGTGTGTCTCGATTATTAACTTTCCCTTGAGTACTTTTAGATAAAGAAACCACGCGCTGATGATCAAGTTCTTCATCCGTCATATCCTCAGATTGGTTGTAATAGTCCTTGAAACTATCACAGATACGCTTGAAGACCTTGCTTAACTTTCTGTCCTCGGCATATTTTAAGACTAACTGATTAGCATGACCACCTTGGTCATCATTGTGATAAGTTGCGTCAATCACTGGTTGCTCATAAGTACCAGTCATATAGCCTAAAATAGCATGACAAGCCACTTGTGCGGTGTCAAAGTCTTTAAACGTGTAGTGGAATGTGAATGTTTTTGGTGTGTCTGAAAATGTTCTCATATTATTTCTCTTTTGTGATTGCTATAATGTCTGATAAATTGATGATGGCAGAAGGAGATGCTACCCAGTTTGGCTGTTGGCCAGATAAAAGATATTTGATCAACTCATTATAAAGGGTGCGGTCTCCTTGTATGGTGATGGTGTTACCACCTCGTGTGTGTAATTTTAGTTTCATATCAGTTACCTGTACAAGACCAATAAAGAAGTTGTGGTACTCATGTCTTCATAGTTGCCATAAGTGGCTTCTGAAAATTTGATGTCTATCACAGATACCGATAGGGTAAAGAGATTGACCCGATATTCAAAATCATCTAGTGATTCATTGTGTTTTTGATAAAATAGTTTGATTTTCATTATATAACCTCCGAATTTTATACGTTTTATACGTTTGGTTTTTCAAACGTATAAAATTTAAAGTCAGCCGTATCAAGGGTTTAAGTCTCTTTTTATACATTTTATACGTTAAATTTAAAAAGTGTATATAAGGATTTTATAAGGGCTATTTATTAATACTCTATACGGGAAATTTTTAAAATAACGTGTTAAACGTGATAAACGTATAAACCCCTTGATATGACTGGGCTATTTCTTTATACGTTTAATTTTTTAAATGCTAAAACGTATAAAATGACTAAGTTTTCTTTTGTTTTTTGTGCGTCGGCCAATGATTGTAATATCCACGTTCATTCTTTGGCTTTTTCCTTTTTTCGGGTGATGCTCTACCGTTAGCGTAAGATGCGCTAGCAAACAGAGGTAGATCTTCTTTAGGATAAAAACCTGTATGGAGCTGTCGGCCTACTGGTATGACCTTCTGGCCTGCTTCAAACCCTTCAGGAAGATTGCTTTTGATTTCTTTATGTAACCCTCTTTCTGATTTTATTTGTTTGATGTCATAGTATTCTAAAAAGCCTTTCCAAACATGATAGACAAAGCTATTAGGAATAAATTCGCTGGTGAGCTCATCCGTGAAGAACTTAGAAACGAAGTCAATAACTGGGTTCATCTCTTTATGGTGTTCTTCCAGTATCTCAATAGATGCTTTTGGATTAATGTCAGTGATTGGTGTTTCAATCGCTAGCTTAAGTAAGTACTCAAGAACTTCTTTGCGATTAATATAATCATTTCTGATAGCTTTGTTGGGCTTTCCTTTAAATACTTTGGTAAAAGGTAAAATCCTAAAGCGTCTATCAATGGCGGACTTATCACCGTTCATTCGTGGTAAACCGTTGGAAGATTGTACCACAGTCATGTTTAAACGGATACTATATGGGCGTTTCCCCTTGTCCTCAATCGTCATAATGTCACCCGTGGCTAAACTAAATATATCAGACGTATCTTTGATAACCGCGTCTTTTTGAATATCATCACCAATTACAATGGATTTCCCTAGAAGTATTGAAGTAGTAAAGCGACTTTTTGCTAGCTCTGTTATTTTAAGGCTTGCCACGTTATCCATACCCACTAAATTAATGAGTAATTGCTGAAAAGTCCCTTTTCCTGTCCCACCTTCACCGAATAACCAGAAGATTTTCTGTAAGGATTGACCTGTGATGCTAGCTTTAATAATCTGAATAGCAAGGTTATAAAGTTCGACGTCACCGTCAAACAATTCTAAGAGCCAAGCAGTAGGTTTCCAGCCCTTTATTGTGGGTTCTTTAGCTTTCTTATTGTAACCCGTCTTAATTTTACGAGTGACGGTTATATCTGGAGTTAATTCTTCAAATTGACCAGTTTTATAATTGTAGAGCTGATTTCCGATAACTGTATATTCTCTTTGAATCTCCTTCAGTTGACTTTGCCTAGCAATTTTGTAAAGTGTGTCAAAAGCTTGTTTTTCAGTCGCGTTTGGGAAAATAACTGAAATGAGATCTTGTAAAAACTCATTATCTTCTAGCCAAACCCCGTGATCAGGATGAAAAAAGTAAAGTGGGGCTTTTTGTCCTTGAGCTTCAGGTTTAACTCGAATAAAGCGGAGATAGTGTTTGAGCATAATAGCCACGCCCAAAGGTGTTTTAGGTAAAGCTTTTTCACTGGCTTCTTGTCCTTTTTCTTTAGCTAATTCTTCATGTTGTACCTCGGTCAATCTACCCGCTTTTACGTTCTCAAGGTGTTTGCTATCAGCCATAACGCCATCATAGGCAATCTTGAAAGCTTCATCTTTCATCTCTTGACATTCCTTGATAAGCTGACCTCTAACACCTTTGAAAGTGCTGAAATATTTATCTTCATTCTCACGCGCTTCAGTGATTTCATTTTCTAAGTTTTTCAAATCTTCTTGCTCTATGGTTCTACCCTCTCTTTCTGTATTCTGCTTTAGCAATGCTGGTAAACGTCCTATCTATCTCATCAATGGGTAGTGGTTTTGCCGTCACACTATTGGCTATTTGTACCAGCTCATAAGCCGTCTCTAAATCACAATCCACCCATTTATTAAATAGCAAGCCAACAAACTTAGTTAAGGCCACGTTGCGCCCGCCTTCGTCTCCAAAACCATTAAACAAGGTATCTATGACCCTCATGGTAATAGAACGCTGACTTCTAGGGCGTGGCGTGTAAGTAGTAACAACTTGTCTGTTTGGCGTGCTACCATTTTTAGGAACAGGATAATCAAGACCACGGTTCACATAGCGCTGATAGTCCTCTGGGTCGCCTGTTGTAACAGGTAAGCCTTGTAATTGTGACCAGGTAAGGCTAGCTAAATCAAACGGCAGTCCAATCTTATCGGCTATCTCCTTGACCACTTGTTGATAAGTCGCTTCAGTCATCACGTCACTAGGCTTCATGACAAGGCGATAACGGGGCTTCTCGGGGGTGTGTTTAATCGTTGGATAAATAATATAACTATACTCCCAAAGCGTCTGAGAAACGATTTTAGGTAGGTTGACGCCTGTTTCTATCTCGTCATAGTCAAGAAAAATCAAATCGCGATAAACTAAACTAGCATTATTGCGCTTATAGCTACCGTTTTTCTCTGCTGTGACCTTGCCACTCAGGCAGTAGGGGGCTTGTGTTCGCTTGTATTCTTCAATATCAATATCCTCAGGCGGTTTCAAAGGTCTAAACTGAGCAATATAGTCAAATGGTTCTAAAGGTCCTTTGTAGGGGTACAAATAAGAGCTAAAGCCTCTTGCTTCATACAATAGCCATCTACACATTTACCCCCAAAAAGATAAGAATATCACTGACCTTGTAATAATGTTTCCTGGTGTCTTCTAGTGGTGGTTGGTATCGTCTTAACCCAGCATTTTCCCACCGTTTTAGGGTTTTACCTTTGATATTTAATTCCTCTTTGACTTGTTCGGCCGTGATCAACCCTAAAACTCTTGGTTTAGGTTTCTGGTAGGCTTCCAAAAAGCGATTAAAAGCGGTCAGGTTTTGTTCTAAGAGTTTGGTTTCATAATCTTGACTAAATACGTTCATGCCTAACCTCCTTTGAGTAATTCCTTATAACTGGTTAAATCGGCATTCAATAACACACTTAGGCGTTCCTGTTCCTTTTGTACTTGATTATAAAAGGCTTTAGCACCATCTAGTAATTCTTCTTTGTTAGCTGGGATAAAGTACCCACGATTGAATCCGTGTCTAATGCCGATAATAGGGATGTTATAGCGTGTGATTAAGCTACTGATGATACTTTGGACGGAACGCTCTTCAAGTTTCAGTATTAAGCTAATCTCTGCCCCTGTAATGGGGTTGTCTGCTCCAACCTTGATCAGATTAAGGACACGTCTATAATTCTCTGGTAGTGTCATTTCGTGTCCTCCTTATCATTTGGAAACAGGATTTGGTTATCAATAACACCAAGCACTTGATTTTTAAGACTATCTTTTAACTCGTTCAATGCTTGTATAACTATATTTAGCCCTTTTTTATATTCCATCTCTATTGGTATTGATTCCAAAAATTTAACAACGGCATCAGCTTTGTTATAGTCACGTTGTGTAGTATTGATAAATATTTTTTTCGTGAATAACGGAAAATCGTCCCACTCTGCTTCAATATCTTCATCTAGCATTTTGATATTTTTGTCTAAAACCCTATCACTCAACCAGTTTGTAGGCTGTTTTTCGCTATCTTCTAGTAATTTTTTAAAATATTCTTCCGTTGTCATGCAGTTCCCTCCCTAATTGTAATAATGGTTCTGTGCTTGAATATAAGCCCCATAGTTTGCGTTCTGACGTGGTTTAGGTGCGTGGGTATCTTCTGGTAAGTCAATCTCTATTAACGGCTTAGAACGGCTAAGAAGAAGCCCTAAGAGACCTAAAACAAAGAATAGAATAAGCGTCTGTGTTGGTGTGAGGTTAAGTTCTTGAACTGTCATATTTAATTATCAACCCTTTTATTTCTTCTCTTGTCATGTTAGGAAAATGGGCTTTTTCACTATCCGTCATGTGTTCCAAAATATATTCAGCAATCGCTTTTAATTCTTCAATACTCCTCATGCCGATACCTCACTTAAATAAGTTTCTAGTTCCCCTGAGTCTTTCTCTGAACAAGGTAAACCGTTAACGGCTCTAAAGACAATCTCTGTGGTTCGTTGATAGTCTAAAGCGTCCCATGCTTCTTCAAAGCTGGTAGCACTTTTTCTGAATTTAATGACGTATTCTGTCATAACGTTAGCAATAATTACCCAAGCAATATGTTGGTTATATAGTCGAGTGAAATAGACTTCAGCTTTATCTTTGCTGAGTTGGCGATTTTTGAACATTTCTAGCTGTTCAGGAGTGTATCTATCTTTTGAAAAAGGATTTGTTTCTACTCTATATCTCATTATGTTTTTTCTCGCTTAATTATTATTTTCTGTGTAGTGTTTTTATTGATTGCTTGTTTCTTATACTAGATTCATGCTAGTTTTAAGGGGTAGCTCCCTACGTATGGTCAAAATAGCTTCAATATGCTATAATTTAAGATATAAAACCCCTTTAATAATAGCTTGCCTGCTTTATTAATTGAGTTTAGTTATACTAGTTGAAGGCTTGGAAGTTTGGTCGCTGTCAAAGCCTTTTTTGTTGTTTTCACGCGCATTGTAGCGTGTTTTTTAATGCCATTGTCTTAATATCTTGATAGGTAAAATTAAGATTGATAAGAGCGATTGCCATATCTTCTAAAGCAGTGTACTGTGCTAGTTCAATTGAGTTTAAGCAGTCAATATCAGAATAACCACCTCTGGTTACTTTTAATTGCTTGCTATTCTTACCAGTAACAGCTTTAAGCAATAGATTGTACACAGTCGGATAAGCCATTTTAGGCGCGTGTTCCCATGTCTTGATAGCTTCATTAAGTGTTTTTCGTTTAGGAGCTTCAAGAGAACGCTGTAACCTAATTTGAGTGAGTTCTTCTCGCATTTCAAAGAATGCCTTGACTAGGTTCTTTTTAAACTCTCTGACTGGTTCGGTATTTCCTAGATAGGTAACTAATAAAGTCGCCTGCTGTTCGTTTAAGTGATAAATTCTTCTAGGTCGTCCGCCTAGTGAACCTTTTTCAGGTTTATGGATTTCAAATGACAAAACCCCAAACGCTTCTAAATCCTTTTTATGCTTATCAATCAGCTTTCTAACTGAAATAATGTCAATTTCAGCATGTTCAGCTATAATGTCGTGTGTGGTGTACGGCTCTTTCTTACTGTCCATGTAAACAATGTTCATTGTGTGTCCTCCTTTATCCATAGAGTTCCGTTAGTTCTTTAAAATACTGATCAGGAATTTCATCCATAGCCACTTGTTGTAATTGAATGGCCTTTAAACGATTGGTGTCGCTAGCAGTCGGTTTATTAATAATTTCAGCCGTTGCCTGTACTTGCTTGAAATACTCTTCAAGCTTAAGTTGCCTTCCTGCGGAAACTTCTTCGGATATGGCTTTTCTGTTATTGATAATTTCAAAGGTATCAATTTCACCGTTTGCCATGGTGTAATCAATGTTATTTCGATACCGCCAAGCTGCTAATCTAAGCTTGATGTCTTTTTCAGACCAATCGGGAAGCCGTTCAGCAATCAGTTCTAGGCTCATTGTTCCTGTATCGTCAAATATCTGATGTAATAATTCTTGTGTAAATGGTGTTCTAGCCATTTTTTATTGACCTACCTTTCTTAATGGGTTGCTCTACTGTAAATAGCGTTTGAAACACTGATACCAAGGTCAAATTTATCCTTGATTACCATAAGTTCAACGGTATCATCTAATAACTGCTCTCTATCTTTTAACATTTGTTCAGTCATTTGAGATTTGCTAATCATCTTTGGTAACCCATACTTATTAGATACCGCTTTATTGGCAATCGTGTTGGCTTTGATAAGGTCAGTCTGTTTAACCTGTTCTAAGCCATTGACAAGCCTATTCATTGCCTGCTTCTGATGTTCTTTATCAAACATTCTAAATACTTGGAAGCCCTCTAGGCCTGTGCTTTGGCGTAGTTGTTTGATAATCTCAAATACCCATAATTTAAAGGTTTTGGCTTCCTTCTTACGACTTGAGAAGATAGTTTCATAAATGCCAAACTCATTAACGATTAACATTTCTTGTTGACGCCCTAAACTGTCTGCGACGTGGTTGTTTGAAACAACCTCATCTCCCAAACGTTGTTTAATAAATTTTGGATTCAGATCTAGTGCTTTAGCAATATCAGCTAGCACCGCCCACCATTCGCCATTATGCTCTACAAATCGGATAGTATATCCGTTCCATGTTTCTGTTCTCAATAAGTTGTCCTTTCTTTAGTAATCTTCAGCAAGCCATTCCATGACAGCGTTATAGATACGGCGTGGGGCGTCATAGTCGCCTTGCTCGACCTTGGTAAGGGTAACGTGAGTAGTATTTAACTTCTCCGCTAAATCTTTAGCAGTCATTCGCTCAATCGCTCGCTTGACCCGTACACGTTTCGCCATTTCTTCTGTAATAAGCATGTATCTGCTCCTTTCACTAAAAAAATAAAGGCAGACAGTGAAAGGTTGTGATAGGTTTTGCGTCTGCCTTTCGCACATTTTAATTGTGCTATGTTTTACATTATACACACTTAAATTATACAAGTCAATAGTTTTTCTAAACATTTGTATATTTTTTTTGTGCATATCTTTCATAATATGATATAATCATAAATGAAAGGTTGTGATATATATGAATAGATTAAAAGAGTTACGCAAAGAAAAAGGCTTGACCCAGCAAGGTCTAGCCGATGATATAGGTGTTCATTTTAGAACGTTGCAAAACTGGGAGAATGGAAAAGCAGATATTAAATCAGACAAAGCCCAAACTCTAGCGGACTTCTTCGGGGTGTCTGTGGGGTATTTGTTAGGTTTTGGCACTGTAGAAGAAGAGTTAGAAAAAAATCGGAGAGACATGATTTCACAATGGAAAAAAGAAAGTGATGCATTGCTAGAATTGGGGTTTATACTTTCTGATAGTGATATAGATGTTATTTCCCAGCTCTTGCATAATATGTCTAGCAGAAACTCAGAACACTTTTTCAAATTGGTAGAATATAAAGATAACTTTATAGCAGAACATCTAGAAAATGAGTTTTCATCATTCTTTGAAAGAAATCCTAATTTTATAATTGACACGCAAAAAGAATATAATGATTACATTAGGTGTATCAACGACCCTGTGGAACAACAAAAACATTAATCCCTCACTATATATTCAAAATCATAGCAAAACTTAGCGTTAGTCAAAAAAGCTACTGTTAGAAAAATGAACCGCTTTGGTATTTTTAAGCACTATTTTTCTTACCGAAAAACTTAAGTTTTTAGTATGGTTTGAAAAATGCCAACATTTGCCAACTGATTTTAGAAGCTGTCACAACGGAAAAAGTAAATTAATAAACGACCGATATATCAAGTTTTTTCAAGTTCTTTAAGTGAATTTACCGAGCGTTTTAGAACTATTGAAATAGGTTGACGTATTATGTCGGTACATACCAACATTTTCCAGCATTCCGAAATGCGACCATGTGTTCGTGTTTGGGAGTAGTAACCTTCTATTCTCGGAGTTCGCTCGGGGTTCAGCATTATGCGCGTGGAATAAAATTAGCTACCTTACTGTAACCTTACAGTACCGCTCATTTTATGACCTGTTGAATTTCCGTGTATAAATGCCAACTTTACCATCTCTGTACACACGCAAATACCTTGATACGCCTTTGATTTTCTTTAATTACAAGACCCTCAAAACTTGGCAAAAATTGAGGTATAATCGGAACTTTTCGGAACTTTTCGGAACTTTTTGTTGGCGGTAATTAAAAAAACTGTCTGCGCGTGGCCAGTGGTTGCATAAAGTGTTATAAATTATTGTATAAAATTATTTTTATTCATTTTGGTAGCATTAAGGAATGTTAAGAGCGCTAAAGACTATACTTTCTAACTATACCCTTTGACTTCTTTATCAAACAAAGCTATAATGGACATAGAAAAAGGAGATTGCGCAAACAATCTCCTGTGGTAACACCGTTTAAGACGGCAGCCTTACCGTATTTGTTTATATTTTCTATAAACCGTCCACGATTGGCTAAAGTGTGGGACGGTTTTTCTATTTGTTCTTGTTATTCATGATAGCTACTATCAGAGTACCAAAGGCAATCATCAAAGTAAGCGTTTCATAAACTGACAAACCTTGTCGTCTCCTTTCTTTTGGTTTCTGTGACTTACATACATAAGCACCACCTCCAGACATAAGGCTACGACTACCGTCTTTTACTTTGTTACGAGGTTTATTATATCATAGGGACAGACATTTTCAAGAGCTCGAATCTATGTAAACCTTGACCTAGTTTTTAGACATGCAAAACTTCTTCTTAAATTCTCTATACCTTACAAAACCAAACAAAAAAGACCCCGCAAGTTTTCCACGCTCGCAAGGTCTTAAAAAGACTAATATTATACCATGATTTTCTTTTATAATAATTCGGATATTTACCCGATACCATTATTACACCATGATATGAACTAATCTAAAACCCTTTTAATAATAGCTTGCCTGCTGATGGAAAGGTTTATGATCATGAAAATAACAGAACATAAGAAGAAAAACGGTACAATCGTTTATCGTGCTAGTATTTATCTAGGCATTGACCAAATGACAGGTAAGAGAGTAAAAACAAGCATCACAGGAAGAACAAGAAAAGAAGTTAATCAAAAAGCCAAGCACGCGCAGCTTGACTTCCTATCTAATGGATCTACAATTAAAAGAAAAGTTGTGATTAAAACATTTAAAGAACTTAGTCATTTATGGCTTGAAACCTATAAGTTAACAGTAAAGCCTCAAACTTATGATGCTACTGTTACTAGACTTAATCGACATATTATGCCAACTCTGGGCAATATGAAGGTTGATAAGATAACCGCTAGTGATATTCAAATGCTAATTAATAGATTATCTAAATATTATGTCAATTATACTGCGGTACGTTCAGTCATCCGAAAAATTCTCCAACAAGGAGTATTGCTAGGGCTAATAGATTACAACCCAGCAAGAGATATTATCCTTCCAAGGAAGCAGCCAAACGCTAAGAAAAAAGTTAAGTTTATTGATCCGTCTGATTTGAAGTCTTTTTTAGAACATTTAGAATCTAGTCAACACAAACGCTATAACCTTTACTTTGATGCAGTTCTCTACCAACTTTTATTATCCACTGGCTTGAGGATAGGCGAAGCCTGTGCATTAGAGTGGGGAGATATTGACCTAGAAAATGGTACAATAGCCATTAATAAGACTTACAATAAAAATTTGAAGTTTTTGAGTACAGCTAAAACCCAGTCAGGCAATAGAGTGATTAGTGTTGATAAAAAGACCCTTAGAAGCCTAAAGCTCTATCAAATGAGACAGCGACAATTATTTAATGAGGTTGGTGCGCGTGTGTCGGAGGTAGTGTTTGCCACACCAACACGAAAGTATTTTAATGCTTCGGTTAGACAAAGCGCTTTAGATACTAGGTGTAAGGAAGCAGGGATTGAACGCTTTACCTTTCACGCTTTTAGACACACTCACGCTAGTTTATTGCTGAACGCTGGTATTAGTTATAAGGAACTTCAGTACCGTCTAGGACATGCGAATATCAGCATGACTTTGGATACCTATGGCCATCTTTCTAAGGACAAAGAAAAAGAAGCTGTTTTATATTATGAAAAGGCTATGAATAATTTATAAGTCCACAAAAAAGTCCACAAATTAATATTTTGAGAGGTGTAAACCTAATGAAACCTTTTTATATCAACGTTTAGAAAGTGTTAAAAACAAAATTATGACAAACATTATTGAATTACCGGAAGTTCTCGCCAACCAAATTGCAGCTGGTGAAGTTGTAGAAAGGCCAGCGAGTGTTGTCAAGGAATTGGTTGAGAATGCTATTGATGCTAAAAGTAGCCAGATTACCGTTGAAATTGAAGAGTCTGGCCTTAAGATGATACAGGTTACAGACAACGGTGAGGGAATGTCTCATGAAGATTTACCTTTAAGTCTGCGTCGCCACGCTACTAGTAAAATTAAGAGTCAGAGTGATTTGTTTAGAATTAGAACACTTGGCTTCCGTGGAGAGGCTTTACCGTCTGTTGCCTCTATCAGTAAAATCACGATAAAAACAGCAACAAAAGAAGTCACTCACGGTTCTCTTCTTATAGCTACTGGTGGGGAAATTGAGACACTTGAAGCGATCTCAACTCCTACTGGAACCAAAATTAAGGTTGAAAACCTTTTTTACAACACGCCTGCTCGTCTCAAATACATGAAAAGTTTACAGGCAGAATTAGCTCACATTGTAGATGTGGTCAACCGGTTGAGTTTGGCACATCCAGAAGTTGCTTTCACACTGATTAGTGATGGTCGCCAATTAACTCAGACATCAGGAACTGGCGATTTACGCCAAGCAATTGCAGGGATTTATGGTTTGAATACTACCAAAAAAATGCTGGCTATCTCTAATGCTGATTTGGATTTTGAAGTTTCCGGCTATGTTAGCTTGCCAGAGTTGACACGCGCCAACCGTAATTACATGACGATTTTGGTTAATGGGCGTTACATCAAGAATTTCTTGCTTAATCGAGCAATTCTTGATGGTTACGGTTCTAAGCTCATGGTTGGACGTTTCCCAATTGTTGTGATTGATATTCAGATTGATCCCTATTTGGCCGATGTCAATGTTCATCCCACAAAACAAGAGGTTCGTATTTCAAAAGAGCGTGAATTAATGGCTTTAATTAGCACGGCTATTTCAGAGAGTCTTAAGGAACAAGATTTGATTCCAGATGCTCTGGAAAACTTAGCCAAATCAAGCACACGACATTTCTCTAAACCAGAGCAAACACAACTTCCTTTACAGTCTAGGGGGCTTTATTATGATCCTCAAAAGAATGACTTTTTTGTCAAAGAGTCGGCTGTCTCGGAAAAAATACCTGAAACTGATTTTTATTCCGGCGCTGTTGACAACAGTGTAAAGGTTGAAAAAGCAGAGCTGTTACCCCACTCAGAAGAAGTTATAGGACCTTCTTCGGTTAAACACGCAAGTCGTCCCCAGAATACCTTTACCGAGACTGATCATCCTAATCTTGACTTAAAAAACAGACAAAAGTTATCTCAAATGTTGAATCGCTTGGAAAATGAAGAAAAATCAGTATTTCCTGAATTGGATTATTTTGGTCAGATGCATGGGACTTATCTCTTTGCTCAAGGTAAAGATGGCTTATTTATTATCGATCAGCATGCTGCTCAAGAGCGGGTTAAATACGAATATTATCGTGATAAGATTGGCGACGTTGACAGTAGTTTACAGCAGCTATTGGTACCCTATTTGTTTGAGTTTTCTGGTTCTGATTTCATTAACTTACAGGAGAAAATGGCACTCTTAAATGAAGTCGGTATCTTCTTAGAAGTTTATGGGCACAATACTTTCATTTTGAGGGAGCATCCTATCTGGATGAAAGAAGAAGAGATTGCATCTGGTGTCTATGAAATGTGTGACATGTTACTTCTAACCAATGAGGTATCTATCAAAACTTACCGAGCAGAGTTAGCTATTATGATGAGTTGTAAACGATCTATCAAGGCAAATCATAGCTTGGATGATTATTCAGCAAGAAATCTGCTACTGCAATTGGCCCAATGTCAAAATCCTTATAACTGCCCTCATGGTAGACCCGTATTGATTAATTTTAGTAAGGTAGATATGGAAAAAATGTTCCGTCGAATTCAAGAAAATCACACTAGCCTGCGAGAGCTAGGAAAATATTAG